ATCAGGCTGCTATGGCGGTCAGGCGGCTCACACCAGAAGAGTGCGAAGCCCTCCAAGGCTTTCCCCGGGGCTACACAAATATTCCGTGGCGCAAGCAGCCGGAGTCACCGGACGGTCCCAGATACAAAGCATTGGGCAACTCCTGGGCAACAAATGTCGCGGCTTGGGTTGGACAACGAATCAAGGACTATCTATGCAAAACGCTTTGACATTAGACCTTCCGTGGCCCAACAGCATGAACACTCATTGGCGACATGCCAGAGGCTACACCTACATCAGCAAGAAGGGGGTGGAGTTTCGCAAGAAGGTGGGCGAGTACGTGGCAGAGCGGCAACTGGTGGGACCGGAGGGTTTCGTCACGATGCACATCCAGCTGTGGCCCGACTCAAAGCGCAAGCTTGATATTGATAACCGAATCAAGCCGGTGCTCGACGCGCTCGAGTGCGCGGGGGTCATCTTGGATGACTGTCTTGTTTACAAGTTAATCGTTGAACGCATGCCCGTTGTGAAGGGCGGCAAGTGTGTGGTCATCATTTCTGAATGGAGCAAAAATGAGAGTTAGAAAACCGATGCTCAAAGTGCTTGATCCGATCCATGCACAAATATCTGACTTGTTGGTTGAGAGGGGTATGGTGTTTCATCCACGCCGTATTGCTTCTATCCACAAGGCTTATTGCGATTGGACGGGTGAGAAGCTTGAAAAGGATCCAATACCCCAGATGCTGCTTTTTATAGCTGCAAATAAGCCCAAGGAAAGGGTGGCTAGGGTCGATAGCGGTGTGGTGGGTTTGCCGCGTACATTTACTTTTAAGCCGCTCCAACTTGATCGGAGATTGCAGCTTATGTTTGAACGTGCTCAGTATCAGCCAACCCTCATATCAATGCTTTCGATTAAAGAGCAGCATAGATTTTGAGGAAAAAGAACCTGAGAATTGCCAGTATGGGTTCTCAGGTTTTGTTCATATAGCACTTTATAAAAGACTGACTGTTTGAACCTCGACGGCACGCCCCAGGATGGTGGGTCGCTGCTCAAGGTGCATCGTGTTGCCATACGATAGGTTCTCATTCTTGAGCCACCACAGCGAATCGCTGAACAGAACCTTGCGAAACGTCTTCGCACCGCTCACAGGGTCGATTAGGTAAGCCACCTCACCGATGCCCAGAACCTCCTTAGTGGGGTCTACCAACACGATTGAACCCACCGGCAAGGTGAATTGCATATCGTCCCGTTCGACCCGTACCGCAAACATTTTGGTGTGGGTTTGGACGATCAGGGCGGGGCGCGTCTCATCGGACCCGGTTATCGGCACTTCGCGCCGGGCGGTGACCAGGGAGGGCAGGGGTGTGCGCTGATCGGTGGTTAGATCGTGCTCGAGCAAGTCGATCAGGTTCACATTGAAGTAATCAGCCAAAGGTCTAAGGCTTGATGGTCGCGGTTCACGGTCATCTTTTTGCATCCACCGGTAGATGGTGGGTTGCGGGATTTTCGTAACCTTCGCCAATTCAGACGGGTTTTTAATGCCATGCTGGTCGATGAGGTACTCAATGTTATTGGAAAGTATTTCTGACATGTTTGGTTCTCCTTAAATCTGATTAGGTGGCTCATCCGATGAGCCTGAAAAATTTCTGCAAACTCCTGGTACGCGCCCCCCAGTTTTCCCGTTACGGGAGTTATCCAGAGGGCAAGTCAAAAACCCGAAAAAACCCCTTTTTTGGGTCGAAAAACGGTTTCGCAATCTCAAAAGTGAGCAAAATCGGGCATCCCAAGGGCAAAATGCCCTGTAATCGCCTATTCATGGGGGCTTTATATCGCATCCCATCGGTTTGCCTTGTTGTCAGCGATTGCCGCTAATACTTTTTTTTCCGGTAGATCGGTATATCGCCCCCCTTCGATCATTTGCCACGCACCCCCGTGAAGCTTGATTAGTGCCCCTTTGCGCCCCGTTTTTAGTATTTCAATAAGCCCGAATACTTCACAATGATCGGGTAGCGTATCGGTATAAAGCGAATAATCCCCCTCTTGATCTACCTTGATCCGTCCAAATGATTCTCTAGCCATAATTCCACCTATAAAAAAACGCGCACGCAAACCCTACCGATCACGATTGATCGATAGGCGTGCATAAACAGCCCTGCAAGGCTTAGAAGGGGCGAACCCCTACCTTACCCATGCAAGGCACAAAAAAAGCCCCATAGGGGGCTTAAAAGGGTTTTATCCCTTGTCTACAAAATGCATCGATCCCAAAGCTTGCGGATTATCTACCCTTTCAGGTCTAGATTCACCCATCCATCTAGCCCACAATTCGGGGCGCGAATCGAACAGATCCCAAGGGAATCGATTTTTCCAAAGGGCTTCCCAATTGCTAATAATCGCGTCTAGGGTTTCAGGATCGATAGGGGTAGACCAAGCTATATCCTTGGGGTGATCGTCTAAGTGAAAAACCCGATTCTCTGCTATCAAGGCTTCTAAAAATTCGATCGCTTGATCATCGCTTTTTATGTCTATTTTTTTCATGTGATACCCCTTAGATAACATAATCGAAGCCTAGGGCTTCATTGGCTTTGCACAATGCATTAGCCTGTTTTTCTGTGATCCCATACTGTGAAGGCATGGCTTCAAACCTACCGCATGAGGATCGGTATGGATTGAATATTGATTCATCGTTAACGGTAATCGCAAGGATCGGTTCATCGCTTGCGGTATTGGATAGATGGGGATCGGGCAAGCCCATCGCATGAAGCATTAGAAGGGCATAGTGGATCGGGCTATCGTGATTATCCTCGCAATGCACCCAATCAAAATGATCGCCATCTAGATGGCATACATCATCGGGATCGATGCATTCATCATCATCTAGGCATAGGAAAACCGATCCGTTATTAGAAGGGTTTGCATAATCCTCTAAGGCAAGGGCATACATTCCCTCTTCATGCTTTGCGGGATCATTGGCATTATTGCAAAGCCAATCCGTGATTTTTTGCATGCCCTGTAAATTCAATTTGTATTTGATAGCCATCATTTCACCCTGAGCACATAGTGGATACCCGATAGATCGCTAAGATCAATAACTTCACCCTCTTGTAATTCATCGAATGATTCGATCCATTCGGGATCATCCTCATACAAGGGGATCATTTCCGCAAGGGTGAAAATTTTTACCTCTTGGGTATAGCCTTCGCCCCAATACGCTACAAATTGCTTATCCATCATTTCACCCCTTTATTTGATTTGATCAATTCACGATCACGGTAAGGCAAGCCAATCTCATAAGTATCGGTTTCAATCCCTTCAAATTGCCACCAATCGGGGGAAAGCTTGTATTGGGTTGTATGCTGAATTAAGCCGATTACAAGCGAATCGATGGCTTCATGTTCAGTATTGCCGAAAGCTTCAAAGGTAAAGCTTTTTGAATCGTAATAAGCCCGATAGATTTTTGTCATGATTTGCCCCTTTAAGCCGCTAAAAGAATTGGAATGATTTTCTTGTTGCTATCCACTACAAAGCCGTCATAGTCTTTTTTGGCTTTGCCCTTTGCGTATAGAGCCACGATCACCCCTTGCGGCTCAGAATGTCTAATATCTGAATCATCGCCATCGATTACGGGTAAGCCCATAAACTCGCTTGGAATGTCTTCCCGCTTGCGAAAGACGGTAGCAATGCGCATACCTTGCGACATGGCTTTTTTGACAAAGGGTAAGAATTCAGGCTTGCCAGAATAGCTAAAAGTCAAATCATAATTTGCGGGAATGTCTTTCCGATTTGAAATCTTGGTGTAATCATAGAATTGAACATCGGGAAAGACTTCGAAAATATTCGCCCGTCTAACCTTGCCGAATGCGAAGGTGTAATCAAAGAAAATATCTTCCCATCGAATGTCGGATGTACCGTTTAATCGCACCAAAGGGATCATGTGATCCTTTTCAGCCTTGCGAATCAGAAAACGGATTGATTTGACTAGATCGGTCATGAAGGCTTGCCGCATAGACATGAAGCGATTGGTTTTAGCAATGCGTGCCTTTTGTACATTGGTGAATGCACCCCTTCCTGCGGTGTTAAGGCATCCCTCAATGCATCCCGCAAGCTTCGCCATTGGGCAAGTTTGATGCCCTGATAGGTCATAAGGGGCAAGATATAAAACCCCCGTCTTAAACCCGTATTTATCGCCCTTGATGGTCTTTGCATTTGTACCGATAGATAGCAATTGATGATATGACATTTTTGTATTCCCTTTGCCTGATAGAGCGGCAATCCTCTTGATCGAATGATCAAATAAAAATTAGGCGGTAACCCGTGATCGTGTGGCGATGATCTTATCCATAGCGTACCGATTGGTAATCAGCACAAAATCACTATTGAATGCGCAAGATACCCATTCGATGGCTTCCCGCTCAGACCATGCATAAATGACCTGTTTAGCATCGAACAAATTGATGGGTGAATAGACTATTTTGTATGGGGCGAAGCCCTTGGCAAGTAAGCGATAAATTGCGTTTTTCATTGCGGTATTCCCTTCGCCTAATTAGGTGGCGATCCCTTGTATGCAAATTGCATAAAACAGATATTAGCAGATTATTACCTATAGGTGTGGATAGTGTGCAACAAATTAAAAAATATTTTCGGGGCTTAGACGGCATCGCTTGAAGCATTGCACCCATACCTACGGGTTACTACAATTCGGGCTTTAAGGGGGCTTATATGGCGCGTACAAAGCAATTGGCAATTGATGAACCATTAGAGGATCGCATCAAGCAAAGCTTAAAGGGGCGATTGCCTAAAACCTATTGGAATCCCGATGTGGCGGATCGAATACTTACCGCTATCTCAGAGGGGGATTCGCTTGCTACCGCTCTCAAGAGGGAAGGCATCAATCCGCGTAATTTCGCTAAATGGTTATCCGTGAAGGATTACAGGGATCGCTATATGGATGCCCGTAAGATTCAGGCTGAAATGATGGCGCATGAAATTTTGACGATTGCCGATGATGTGAGTAGGGATCGGATCGTTGAAAGCGATGGAAGGGTTAGGTTTGATATGGCTAGTGTGAACAGGGCTAGGCTGAGAATAGACACGCGAAAATTCATCCTCGCGAAAGTATTACCCAAAATCTATGGGGATCGTCTAGCCCTTACCGATGCCGATGGGGAAAACCTTAGAATCGATCTACCGTGGATTCAATCCCGAAATATTTCACGATCCGTTAGTGCGATATTGCCACACCAAGCGAAGGTAATCGATATTTCCCCAATAGAATCAGAGGCTTACACCTCTACACCTTCGGATTCCAAATCCGAATTATCAGATGGCGGGGATGGGGTAGAGGGATCGAAGGCTTGAAAGCCCCTATTTACGGGCATCTCAGGGCATCACTAGTATTCATCGGCATTCTGGCACACAAAGGGCTTGAAACCCGCATGAATACTGGATGGTAGGGGTGTTCAGGCCCGACTGGGGGGGTGGCTGGTTCTGGCACAGCCCACATCCCCCTACCTTTTCGATTATTTTATTTTTTTCACTCCCCCCATTTCCCCCATCGCCATCTCTTAGCGGACTATTAGCGGACGAATCCCCAATCGATGCCAGGCGTGTTGTTCAGAAGCGTGGTGGGCATTAACATCCCCGTAGGTAATGATGAGATTTAGCGGACTCCCGATTTTTTTTTTAGAATTTGCGGAGTTTTTTTGCATGGATGACTTACCCGCAGGGAAGCATGAAGTTAAGCGAATACAAGCCGCGATTATTTGGGGAGACGCTGCACAACCGTAGTAAGCGGTGGGTGGTGTTGGTCTGTCATCGGCGTGCGGGTAAGACGGTTTCGGCGTGTGTGGAGTTGGTGCTGGGTGCGTTGGAGACTGAGTTGGAGAACCCTCAGTTTGCATACCTTGCGCCGTTTCGAGAACAGGCGAAGAGGGTAGCGTGGACGTACCTTAAAGAGTTGACGCGAGAGTTTTGGGTTGGCAAACCTAATGAGAGCGAGTTAACGATTAGCGTGCAGAGTCGCGGCGGTGTAGCGAAGATATTTGTGGGCGGTGCGGATAACCCTGACTCGATGCGCGGGTTGTATTTTGACGGTGTGGTATTGGATGAGGTGGGCGATATGCGTCCATCGGTTTGGTACGCCGTCTTGAGGCCTGCTTTGGCTGATCGGCGCGGTTGGGCCGTGTTCTGCGGGACTCCGAAGGGGAAAAATTTCTTTTGGAATATGCGTGAAGAGGCGAGGCTGAACCCTGAGACGCATGTATTTTTGGAAGTTAAGGCGAGTACGTCAGGGTTGTTGCATCCAGAGGAGTTGAGGGATGCGAGGGCGCAGATGACGGAGGATGCCTACCTTCGCGAGTTTGAGTGCAGCTTTGATGCTTCGATACCAGGAGCGATCTGGGCGAAAGAACTTGGCAAACTGTTTGATGCGGGACAGGTTCAGAACTTTCCGATTGACAAGGATTTGCCAGTTGAGGTTGTTGCCGACTTGGGGTTCACGGACAGTTGCTCCTGGTGGGTGTGGCAGACAACATCAGAGGGTTACCGGCTGATTGACTTTTACGAAGCCAACAGCCAGCCGATCAGTCATTACATAGAGTGGATACAGGCGCTGCCGTACAAGGTTGCGGATGTGTGGTTGCCGCACGATGCGAAGGCCAAGAGTCTGCAAACCGGTAGGTCGATGGTTGAAGCGTTCTTGCAAGCGGGGATCAGGCCGCAGCTGGTGCCTGACATGAGTTTGCAGGACGGTATTGAGGCGGCACGGCAAGTGATTCCGATGTGTTGGTTTCAGGAGACAGCGACCTATGAGGGCTTGGAGCATATCCGTGGCTATTGCCGCGAGTGGGATGAGAAGGCGGGAGTATTTCGACTCAAGCCGAAACATGACCAACACAGCCACGCGAGTGACTCCTTTAGATATTTTGCGATTGTGGCAAAGAAACTCAAGGCAAGAAGGCAGCGCGAGGTTGCCCAAACGGTGATCGATGTTACCCCTGCCGAACAAATCAATTATCAGTTTTGTCTCGATGACATTTGGGACACAGCGCCGAAACAAAGCACAAGGATAGGATAAATCATGGGTCAATTTAATGACGGACTAGAGCAGCCTGATGACAACACCCCAGCGGGTCTTGCGATCAGGTGGAATAAAGAGATTGAGGCTTCGGGCAAGGAATTGCTCAAGTGGCATGAGGACAGCCGCAAGGTGACACGCCGGTATTTGGATCAGCGTGACGGGTTTGAAGAGAGCGAGAGCCGTGTGAACCTGTACTGGTCAACCATTGAGACGATGAAGGCAAGTTTGTATGCCAGACCGCCCAAGGCTGACGTGAGCAGATCGAATTACGATGCCCAGGATGATGGGGCGAGGGTAGCTGCCACCATGCTTGAGCGCATTCTCAACTCAGGGCTTGAGGAAGACGGCTCAGACTTTGATGCGGCGCTTAGAAACGGTATTTTTGACTGGCTAACAGTCGGCATGGGTCAGGTGTGGTTCAGGTATGAGGTAGAGACTGAACGCCAGATGGTCCCTGCGATGCTGCACCCGATGACGGGCGAAGAAATGTCGCCTGAGCAAGAGTTTGAGGTGATCAAGACCGAAGAGGTTGAGACGGACTATGTGTTCTGGCAAGACTTTTTTTTCTCACCCGCCCGTATATGGGAAGAGGTGCGTTGGGTGGGTCGGCGCAGCTACCTGACCAAGGACAAGGCTGAAAAGCGGTTCGGCAAGATCATTGCTGCCCAACTTAATTACGCCAAGAAGCCGGCCAAGAAGACAACTGACAACCAAAACACGCCCCAGAATGAGCCATGGGACCGCGCCGAAGTGTTTGAGATTTGGAGCAAAGACGATAAGAAGGTTTATTGGTACTCCAGAGGCGTGGATGTGGTCTTGGATGTGAAAGATGACCCGCTTGGGTTGGATGACTTTTTCCCGTGCCCCAAGCCCGCGATGATGAATGCGACCACATCAAATTTCATGCCGCGTTCGCTGTACATCTTTGCGCAAGACCAGTTCGATGAGTTGGATATTCTGAATACCCGCATCAAGTACCTGACCCAAGCCTGTAAGGTGACCGGCGTGTACGACAAGAGTGCCGAGGGTGTGCAGAAGCTATTCACCGAGGGCATTGAGAACAAGCTCATTCCGGTGGACAACTGGGCGATGTTCGCTGAGAAGGGCGGCATCAAGGGTCAGATTGAGTTTGTGCCCATTGAGATGATTGCCAAGGCTATTGAGTACCTTCGCATGCAGCGCGGTGACAAGACCCAGCAGATTTATGAAGTGTTGGGAATTAGCGACATTATGCGCGGCTCAAGCAAGGCGAGTGAGACCGCGACTGCCCAACAGATCAAGGCTCAGTTCGGCTCGACCCGTTTGCAGTATTACCAGTTTGAGTTAGCACGCTGGGTGCGCCATGCTCTACGCATCAAGGCTGAGATTATTGCCACGCACTTTCAGGCTGAGACGATTGTCAAAATGTCCAACATTGAGTACACGGCAGACAAGGAGCACGTCCCCGCCGCGCTACAAGTGATTGCACAGATGGGCATGGATCAGTATCGGGTCAATGTCGATGCCGACACGATGGCCGCAGTCG